AGCCGAACACCTTGCTGGAAGCAGTCAGGTTCGCACGGGAAGGAGCGCGCCTCTAACCATTTGAGAGGCGACCATGCCTACCTATACCGCTCCGCTGCTTAACCACATTACGACGGCCGCTCTCGACTGGTGGCTGAACAAGGGGACGGCTTTCCAAGAAGCCATCCAAGAGAAACCTTTGCTCGCCGCGATGGAGAGCAAGAAGAAGACCTTCCCCGGCGGCAAGGGAAATATCATCGTATCGGTGAAAGGCGACTTCGGTAACACCGCAGCCCCCGGCACCGCCGACCAGCTGGTCGGTTACGAGCTTGCCGATACCGTCAACTACTACACCCCGGCCAACCTCACCCAGGCGGTGTTTCCCTGGAAGGAGCACCACATCGGCATCATGCTGACGCATTCGGAACTGAAGTCCGACGGCATCAGCGTCACCGATTCCGGCAACATGGACGACACCAACGAGCACTCCGGCCGTGACGACACCGTCCTGGTCGGGCTGCTGCAGGACGCGCTGCAGGATGTCAGCGAGCAGTACGCCCGCGGCATGAACAACCTGCTCTGGACCAACGGCGCCGCGGACCCCAAGGCGCTCGCGGGCATGGCTGCGCTGATCACCGATGACCCGAGCGTGGGCATCGTGGCCGGCATCAACCGGGCGCAGCGCACCTGGTGGAGAAACCGCGCCTACACCACCGCAATGGGCACCGCCGTCGGCACCACGCCGGCGCTGGCCGCCTGGGGCGGCGGGCCGATCACGTCCAACACCACCAATGGCGGCTCGCTGATCACGCTGCTGCAGAAGGAATACCGCCAGCTCACCCGGTACGGCGCCAAGCCGAACACCGCGTTCTGCGGCTCCGACTGGCTCGGCGCTCTCGAAACCGAACTGCGCGCCAACGGCAACTACTCGATGCAGGGCTTCGCATCGGGCAAGGACATCTCGGTCGGCAAGATCTCCTACATGGGGACCGATTTCGAGTACGACCCCTCGCTCGACGCGCTCGGCAAATCGAAGCGTTGCTACTGGTATGACAGCCGCGACATCTTCCTTGTCGCCATGCAGGACGAGTGGCGCCACCAGCACTCACCCGACCGCGCGCCGGACAAGTATGTGATCTATCGCGCGATCACCTCCACCGGGCAGCTCTGTGCCCGGCGCCTGAACGGCGCCGTGGTCATCGATATTGCCTGACCCCTTCGGGGTCGCGAAAAAATTTTTTCGCGGCCCCGATTTTCAGGAAGGCCGACCATGACCAAGAAGATCCAGTACTGCACCTGCAAGGTCAATCTCGCGGGGCAGAATTGCCACACCGTGATCTACAACGAGTTCAACCCGGTGACGTGGCCGGAGATCCAGGTGCTGATGCAGTTGCATGGCGAAGAGAACGTCATGGACATCATGCCATGCGGCATCGGCGACGTCTGGCCCACCGACGAGAAGAACCGGCTGACGGGCATCTACGGCCCCAAGGTTGTCGAGGCGTGCTTTCCGGGGCGGGCGTTCCGCATGGACTTCGTGATGACCGGCGAGGAAGACCTGCCGCGCTACGCGGACGGCGAGCGGGTATCCACCAAGGAGCCGAAGCCGAGTAACGGTGACGATGACGAGGATGACGGCGAGGACGAGGTCGCCAAGAATCTGGCCGCGGCCAGCCTGGAGCCGATCTTCAAGCCGCGCGGACGCAAAGCCGAGGTGGCTAAGGAGGCCTGATGCCGCTAGGGGTCACACTGCTGGAGCTGCGTCGGGAGCTGCGGGCCGAAACCGGCACCAGCATGAACCCGGCGCAAGGCACGCAAGCGCAAAGCTCGCTGGACATCATCTTAGCGCGCCAGCAGCGCGAGCTGTGGGACGCCTATAACTGGCAGCACCTGAAGCTGTGGCTCGACATGGGTCTGACCGCCGGCCAGACCACCTACGACTTCCCCGAGATCATGCTGTTCGACCAGGTGCAGAACCTGTACGTCGCGTCCAGCCTGAACTCGGACTGGAAGCGGCTGACCTACGGCATCGATCCCTGGATGATCAAGCCGTCCGGCGTCGGCCTCGGCACGCCGGCGCGCTGGCGCAATGTGGTCGGCATGGATCTTTCCGTCAGCCCGCCGATCACCAAGACCGACGGCCAGTTCGAACTGATCCCGGCACCGTCGACCGATGACATGTTGCTGCGTTTCGAAGGCATGGCGCCGCTCAACCGCCTGGTCAACGACACCGACAAATGCGTGATCGACAGCAAAGCGATCGTGCTGTTCGCGGCCGCCGAGGTGATGGCGACCCAGAAGAACGAAGCCGCGCCGATGAAGCTGACCAAGGCGCAGAACTACCTGCGGCGTTTGCTCGCCGACCAGGGCGCGGACAAGCGCGCGAACTACAACATGGGAGGCAACCACCGCGGCGGCAACGACCCGGACAGAAGCCGCCGCGCTGTGCCATACATCGACTACATCCCCGGCTGATGGAGGTAGTCGTTGCCATATTTTACCATAACGGACTTCGCAGCCGGGCTGGATATTCGTCGCTCTGAACTGACCGCGCCAGCCGGCACGCTGCGCAGCATGATCAACTGCCACATCACGCCGGGCGGCGAGATCGAAAAGCGCATGGCGTTCGTGCCGTTCTGGGAATGCGCGCCGGAAAGCCGCGGCCTGGTCGAGGTCAACCAGAAGCTCTACACGTTTGGTCCTAACGGTCCCTACAAGACCGAGCCGCCATCTGGCTTGTGGTCGATCGGCGTGCTCGGACAAGCCACCCCCACGATCTATGAGATCATCGACTTCGACATCTTCGATGACAAGGTGTTCACCATCCTGTGGAAGGACAACGTCGGCAACGTCGGCCGCTACTTCGACGGCCAGGTGGTGGCCACGGCAAATGGCTTTTACTGCAAGACCTACAAGACCAAGATGTACGCCGTCGGCGGCAACGTGCTGCACTTCTCGGCCACCGGCAACCCGGCGATGTGGTATCAGCCGCCGCCGAACACGGTGCAGGACGGCTCAGGCTTTATCGATCTGTCGCTCGGCGACTCCGACATGACCGACGCGATCGCGCTGGAGGTCTACTACGACAAGCTGGCGATTATGTCTAAGACCGCCACGCAGCTGTGGGTGATGGACCCGCTGCCGGAGAAGAACCAATACGTTCAGACGCTGCGGCAAGCCGGCACCATGGCCTGGCGCAGCGTGCTGCAATACGGCTCCGGCGATGTGATGTATGTATCGGCCTCCGGCATCCGCTCGCTGCGCGCGCGGAACTCGTCACTAGCCGCCGCGGTGTCCGACATCGGCTCGCCGTTAGACCCCGTCATCCAGGATCTGTTTCGCTACATGGGCGAGGACTGGATGAGCGGCATCATCGCGCTGCTGCAGCCGGTGACCGGGCGGTTCTGGATCATCTTCCCTGATCGCATCTACATCCTATCGGCCTTCCCCGGGCCTAAGATCACCGCCTGGTCCGAGTACGATCCCGGCTTCGTCATCACCGCCGCCGCCATCCACGATAACCGCGTGGTGGTGCGCGACACCGCGAACATCGTCTACGCCTATGGCGGCATCTCGGACGAGGGGCCGGTCTACGACGACTGCTATGTCGAGCTGGTGTTTCCGTTTCACGCCGGCGAGAACGTCGCCACCTTCAAAACCTTCACAGGATTGGACGCCACCTGCACCGGCCTGCCGTGGGAGGTGTCCTGCGCCTTCAACATCGAAGACCCCTACAGCGAGGACTATGTCGGCCTGTTCGACGGCTCCTCGTTCCTGCAGGGCCGCTTCCCTATCGTTGGTCACTCCACGCACATGTCGTTGCGGCTGCGCTCCAATCCGCTCGGCACGCCGGCGGAAGAGCGCCAGCCGGGGCCGCAGATCCTCTCCAACATGGTGGTGCATTACCAGGTATCGGAGAGCGGATGAGCATCGACATCGCCAACGCCGATCGCGGCATGATCCACGCGGTGCTGGATAATCTTCGCGTGGACGACTGGACCGAGATGATGGCGTCCGGCGTCGATTTCAGCACGCTGCCGGCGGTCATCATGCGGCACAAGGTGTTCGCGTTCTGTGCGTTCGATTACGAGGATGGCCCGATCGCGATCTGGGGCCTGGTGACGCGCAGGCCAGGCGTCGGCGCCGGCTTCGCCTTCGGCACTGATCAGTGGCACCGGGCCGTGATACCCATGCTGCGCCAAATCCGGGGCTTCGTGCTGCCTTTCCTGGTCGAAAACGGCTACCATCGGGTCGAGGCCGCGGCATTGGCGCGGCGTGATGATGTCCGGCGCTTCATGGAATTGATCGGCGCAGAGCCAGAGGGGCTGCTGCGGGGCTACGGTACAGGCGGCCAGGATTTCACGGCTTACAGGTGGCTTAAAGATGAACATGGCAGTGCAAGTGCCAACCGTCAGACGCAGAACGACAGCCACACCGCACATTAACCTGCGGCTGGCCGAGGTCGGCGACGTCGAAAAGATCGTGCCGTTCCTGGCCGACTTCTTCGCGCGCTCCTGCTGGGCCAGGGATCTCCAGTTCCACCCCGCGAAGGCGCAGCGGTATCTGTTCGGCGCGATCGGCTCCGGCTACGCGCCCTACGTCATTGCGATGGACGGTGACGAGCTGGTCGGCCTGTGCAGCTACCACACCTTCGACGTCTTCACCGACCCGATCGCGGTGATGGATGAAACCTATGTGGTCAAGAAATATCACCGCACCGACCTCGGCCGGCGGCTGGTGTCGCTGGTGCTGACGCTGGCCAAAAGCGAAGGCTGCAAGGTGATGAACTTCCCGATCGCCTCCGGCATGCCGGAGCAGAACTCGCTGATGAACATGATCGGCCGGCACTTCGGTGCCGACTATGTCGGCACCGTTTTCAGGAAGGTGCTGTGATGGGTGGCAAGGGCGGTGGCGGCGGCGGTGTGGGCGGCGGCGTCAGCGACATGGTCGTTGTGAGGGACAAGGACGGCAGCGAGCATTCGGCGTTCGCAGGCGACATGGGGACAACGTGGACCTCCGACCAAGAGTGGATACCGATGAGCCAATGGCAGGCCAACGGCAACAAATGGAAGGCCGACGAGCCTGCGCCGGCGGCGGCGGCCGCGGAGACACCCAAGGCGGAAGAGCCGATCGTGACGACGCCGGACCCGACGCCAACGCCAGATCCGACACCAACGCCAGACCCGACGCCGACCCCGACGCCGACAGATCCGGGCGGTGCCCCGAGCGGGGACGTGCTCGGTGGCTCGATCCTGAATCCGCCGAAGTACTGGGTCGGCGGCATCGACAGCTACAAAAAGGGGCCGTCGACCAAATCATCTTCTCTAACCACTACGCAGACGTGAGGACCGATCATGGGCGGTAAAGGTGGCGGCGGCAACGACGAGCCTGGCTGGATGCCGATCTGGCGCGCAGAGCAGGAAAAGCAGGCCAAGGCGAAAGCCGACCAGGACGCCATCGACGCGGCCAACAAGGCTGCGGCCGACCGGGCGGCCAAGGAGCAGGCCGCCGCCGACAAGGCCGCTGCGGCCGCCGCCGACAAGGCGGCCAAGGACGCCGAGAAGTCGGCCTCGGACAAGGCTGCCGCGGACAAGGCGGCCGCCGACAAGCTGGCCTTGGAGACCCCGATTGGTCCTGCCATCCAGGCCGGCGGCGCCATCACCCAGCCGACGGCCTCCGGCAACCCGGCCGTCCCCGGCGGCACGGGCGCCGGTGACACGCTCGGCGGCGCGGTGCTTGATCCGCCGAAATACTGGGTCGGCGGCGCCGACAGCTTCCGGTCACCTTCGACGCGCAAATCGTCGCTAAGAACAACTTTGTGAGGATACGAGCATGGGTGGAAAAGGTGGCGGTGGTGGCGAGCCTGGTTGGATGCCGGTCTGGCGCGCAGAGCAGGACCGGATAGCCAAGGAAAAGGAAGCCGCGGACGCGGCGGCGGCGACGGCGAAGGCTGCGCAGGACAAGGCGGACAGGGAGGCGGCCGATGCGGCGGCAGCCGCTGATGCCGCGTCGAAGAAGAAAGCCTCGGACGACCTGGCCGCAGCAAACAAAAAGGCGGCGGACGACGCCGCGATCGCGGCGGCGCCGAAAGCGACAACCAACCTGGCTACGCCGGATACGCCATCCGTTACAGGGACGCCGGTAACCACCGACACCCCCGCGGCCGCGGCCGCGGCCGCGATCGGCACGCCGATCGAAACCGGCGCGCCGCTCGGCACCACGCCGGCGGTAGAAACCGGCGATCTCCTCGGCGGCGCGGTGCTGAAGCCGCCGAAGTACTGGGTCGGCGGCCTCGACGCCCAGACCAGCGAAGCCCAGACTGGGCGCAGCCACGGCGCGCTGAAAACGACACAGACGTAGGAGCGATGGCATGGGCGGCAAGGGCGGCGGCGGCGGCAACTACTATCAGCAGCCGGCTGATACATCAGGCTACGGCACGCCCGAGGAAGCGAAGATCACGCCTGCCAAGGAAAAGCCGATCGACATGTCGGAGTACCAGCAG